ATTATGCTGTAGTACAAGCAGTAGGTGCTTATGGTGGCGCTGGTGATAATAGCAAACTAGTTATCCGTGATTCAAGCGGTGACTTTGGTGGTAATGTTATTTCAGCTAACCAACTTAAAGTTGATAGTTATCTATCTATAGATACTGCCGCGACAGCATCAGGTGGTTATGTAAGATATTATGGCTGGCAAACTGCTGGTGGTGTTGTTGTAGGTAGCGGTAGTTTAGGTTCTGATAAGGTTACACAGTACTGGAATGACGCACATCAATTTAAAACACAAGACGGATCTACAGATGCTCCTATTACAGCATCAGCTGTACAAACTCTAGCATTAACTACAGGTGGAAATACTACATCAGGAACTATCACAGGACGTTGGACATTAACTGGTACATCACCAAGCGAATCGAGATTACAAGCGACATACTCAGCTGACTTGGCAGAATACTACGAAGGTGACAAAGAATATGAAGTTGGAACTGTACTAGTGTTCGGAGGGGAGAAAGAAGTAACGACTACTAACAAACAAGCAGATACTAGAGTAGCTGGTGTTGTTTCGAACACGGCGGCGTTCGCTATGTACGAAGGTTGTCCAGGATTGAAAAATCTAGTGGCGCTACAAGGACGTGTTCCAGTTAGAGTAGTTGGCAAAATACAGAAAGGTGATTTAATAGTAACATCAAGCATACCGGGAGTAGCGGTAAGTGCTCGAGGAACAGCACAGACAGGTACAGTGATTGGTAAAGCGTTAGAGAATTACGATTCAGATCATATTGGTAAAATTGAAGTAGCGGTAGGGAGATCATAATGGCATTTAATCCAAACATAGTTCCAGGAATACCACCTTTATTATGGAGTGATGTCCATGACGCATTTGTTAAGGTAAATGAAAATTTTGATATACTACTTGCAACTGTAGGAGGGGGTTCAGGACTTACTCCTATCGATTTTGAAACTTTAGATACTAATCTAAAACCTACTTCAACTAATACCTACGGAATAGGTGATTCTACCTACAAATGGAAAAACATTTATGTAGAAGAATACTCCACAATTCCAGGAAATGAATTCAATGGTGTTTGGTTAGGATCTGCACATCTACAAGGTATAGGTACTACGATCAATTTACCAGCGAATTCTACAGTAGATGGAAATTTATTAATTGACCCTGATAAAACATTTTTCAAAACTATCACAGTAGATAGTGGAAATTCTGTTGTCGCAACTGAGTTTGGTAGCGATGTAAATTTTGAATCAGGCACTGGTATTAGTTTAGCCGTTGATTCAGCTTCGGAAACTATTACCGTTGAAAACTCAGGTGTAACACAGTTAATAGCAGGAACTGCTATTTCGGTAAGCAGTGCTACAGGAAATATTACTGTAACTAACACAGGTGTAACCAGCGTAGGTAATACAACAAGTTTACCAGCTTCGGCTACAGGCAGAGCGGCAGGAACAGGTATCACCGCTAGTGCAACTTCAGGTGGAGTAACATTTACTAACACTGGCGTCGTTTCAATCACACAAGGTTCTGGTATCACAGTATCAAATGATCCTGCTACAGGTGACGTTACTATCACTAACTCAAGTCCAGCACAGGTAACATTTAGGACATTCGCTGTTACAGGAACTATAGGACAGGCAAGTATCGTTGCTGATGATCTAGCAGATACATTTACGTTTAATGCTGGGTATGGTATAAACTTAAACACCAACGATGCCACAGATACTTTAACAGTAGCAGTAGATCAAAATATTGATATCATAGGTAGTGTGTTTGCAGACGATTCGACATTATTAGTAGATGGAGTCGATGCTAAAATCAAAGGAACCGTTGATACACTAAATGTTACAGCATCAAGTATTTTAAGCGGTGCTGGGACTGGTATTATCAATAATTTTGTTACAGCGACTATAGGAACAGTGAATGGTAATCTAGTAGGAAATGTAACTGGTAATACCACTGGATATCATACAGGTGATGTTACTGGTAGCGTGTTTGCTGATAACTCTACTAAGTTAGTAGACGCTGTAGAAGGATTGATCGTCGGTGAGGTAGATACAAATACTGTCACAACAGAAAACGGTGTGTTTATTAAAAACACAGATTATTCGTTATTTTCAGATGAAGGTGGAGACTTTTATATTCGTGGTTCAAGCACCGATGGTGATATCATCATTAGAACCAATGCCAGCGGATTAGGACAATATGATTTCACGTTCGGCAAGGATGGCAATCTAACTATTGACGGTTCAGTGACCGCGATTGCATACGGTGGTGATTTAACAGGTTCAGTGTTTGGTGATGATTCAAACAAATTAGTAGATGCTGTAGAAGGTAAGATAGTCGGTGACATAGATGTAGCGGGTACCGCGGCATTTAACGTATCTAATGTTCCTAGCGATTCGACAGGGGCATCAGGAGACAAACAGGGTATGATAGCATTTGATGCTACCAGTGTATATTTTTGTATAGCTGATTGGGCGGCACCAGGTACTGCTGATATATGGGTCAAGCAGGACTGGGGCACAACGGGTGCATGGTAAGGGAGCGATAGATGGCAAAACTAACGATTAATGTAGGGGCAACAGCAAACGATAATCAAGGAGATAGCCTAAGAGGTGCCTTCCAGAAGATCAATACTAACTTTACAGAACTATACACAGCACTGGGATTAAACAGTGACACTACTCTTAACCTAGGTGCTTTCCAGTTTACTGGTAGCGTGATGGATACCACAGACTCTAGTGCTATCACTATCGACCAGGCCGTTACTATAACAAGCGAGTTGACCGTAGATAGTGGTATAGTTGGTTATATCAGCACATCAGAATTAAAAAATATAGTAGCTTCCTCTACAGATTTTGATGATTTTAAAAATAGGATAGCGGGAATATAATTATGGCCATACAAACAATTAACATCGGAAATGTAGTAAATGACGGACTTGGTGATGATCTAAGGACCGCGTTTGAAAAAGTTAATGCTAATTTCACAGAACTAGAAAGTTCATTAACCGTAACTGGAACTAATCTCGGAGTTACTGGGTCTAGCGTGTTCGCACAAAAAGTAGATTCACAACTACAATTTAGAAAATTAATATCTGGTACAAAAATATTAATTGAAGAATTCGACACATCATTAAAAATCAATAGCACACAACCGGATGCATTTACTAGAATCGATACTAATGCAGGTAGTGTATTAGCAACAACTAATTCTCAGATTACAGTTCAAGGAACAGAAAACATTGATGTTACTGCTTTAGGTTCTGTAATTACTGTTGATACCGTGTTAGGTGTTACTGATATTTTAACTTATCAGGATTTCGGTCCAATCGGATCTACATTTGACAATAGCGTACAATTTAATACGGCAAATTCAAATATTGATTTTGGTACTATCACTTTACCAGGACGATTAAATTTAGATTCAGGTCGAATAGTTTAAGGAACTTATGATTACTTGGAACACACCTGCAGGCAGTTTAGGGGTAATCACAGAACGAGTAACACTCGATATACCTCTAGACGCTACCTCAAACATCGGCGATGTTACATTTTCGTTAATCGCGGGAAACTTACCTCGCGGATTAAGATTATCAGGAAATTCGATTTCTGGAAGTCCTACTGAAGTTCGAACCTTTACAGAAAGTAGATTTGTTATACGTGCATCTGACGGTCAAGACATAGAAGATAGAACTTTTAAACTTTCTGTAGATGGCAGTGATATTCCCGAATGGATCACTAGAGAAGGATTTCTACAGGTAGGTGATAATAACTCTTACTTTGTATTAGATAATTCTTATGTAAATTTTAGCTTATCAGCAACCGATCCAGATTTAATAGCAGGGGACACTCTAGAATATTATCTAGTACCACAAGGGGGAACATTACCTCCGGGATTGTCATTATCTAAAACTGGTGTAATCTCTGGTTTCACTGATCCGATCTTCGCATTAGAATATACCAAAGATCCATTCGGTGGGTATGATACCGGTCCTTTAGATCAAACACCTTTAGATTTCTTAGATTTAACCAGCAACGGATTTGATAGTTTTTTATATGATAATCAAGATTACGATTACAATGAACCTAGCAGACAGCCTCGAAGATTAAGCCGCATCTATAATTTCGTAGTCGCAGTCACAGATGGTAGGAATACCGTTAATAGATTATTCAAGATGTATGTGGTTACTGAAGAATTCCTACAAGCAGACACTACATTAATACAATCAGATACTAATCTATTCCAAGCAGATGCTACTAGTGATAGATCACCGTTGTGGATTACTGAAAGTTATCTAGGAAGGATTAGAGCAAACAACTATGTTACTATTTTCTTAGAAGTATATGATCCTCCTACACTGCCTGGAGTAATAACCTATCTAAAAAAGAATACCAATCCTGACGGTTCTGTTAGTACGCTTCCTCCAGGTATGACCTTAGATTCGACCACCGGAGAAATCGCAGGAGAAGTACCTTATCAAGCGGCGGTAACAAGACAATATAAGTTTACCATCGCGGCTATTGATTTCAATACAACAATATTTGATCAAACTTATACCTTCCGAGAAAACTGGAATTCTTCTACTAACTATTCTAAAAACGATGCTGTAAGATTTGAAGGATTTATCTATATCGCTCTACAAGATAATAGAGCAAAGACTCCCTCTGATGAACCAACGTTTTGGGAATCAAGCGTTGCTACCACTGAAAAAACATTCACTGTAGATATCATAGGTGAAATTGAAAGTGCTATCAATTGGATCACTCCTAGCGATCGTGGAACTATCAAACCTAATCAGCCTAGCTTGCTCTATGTGAGAGCTGAAAGTTTAGCCTATGGTGGAAGGGTAGCATACGATCTTGTAAGCGGAACATTACCTCCAGGTTTAACATTTTTATCTAGCGGAGACATACAAGGTAAAGTTAATCAATTTTCAGATGATACTACAGCCGGTCTTATTAGATTCTATGATAGAGATTCAAGTTTAGTTGATTCAACAGCTTCGAGAAGTTTCAATTCTACTTTTGATGCTGGTACTACTAGTTTTGATAGAAAATTTACTTTCACTATTAGAGCTAGAGATAATTTAAACTATGCTGAAAGCCTAAGAACTTTTACAGTACAAGTCATTGAAGATAATTCAAAAACTTTTGCTAATGTTTATGTTAAAGCATTACAAAGCAAAGAGAAAAGATTACAATGGTTTAACTTCATCACCGACGCTACTATCTTTACTCCAGCTGATTTATATAGATATGGTGACCCGAACTATGCCGTACAGGCTGAACTTAAAATGCTATTGTATGCAGGTATAGAAAGTCTTGATGCTGTAAAATTTGTACAGGCTATGAGCCGTAACCATTATCGTAAAAGGTTATTATTTGGTGACCTATCAGTGGCAGAAGGAAAAGATCCGATTACACAGGAAACATTGTATGAGGCCATTTATGTTAATGTAGTCGATGAATATGAAAAGAATGGTAAAAGTATCAGCAATACTATAAATCTTCCAGACGATATTAATAGCAAGGTTTTAGTGAGTTATGATAAGATAAGCGTAGATACAGACATTCCTTTTGTAAGCGACAGCGATCATCAAAGGATTTTTCCAAACAGTATAAAAAATATGCGTAATCGTGTTAAATCTGTAGGTGAAAGATACAGAGATTTTTTACCGTTATGGATGAGAAGCATTCAAAGCGGAGATGCTTATGAACCTGGATTTGTTAAAGCATTAACGTTATGCTATTGTAAACCTGGTAGTTCAGAAAGAATATTAGCAAAAATTAGGGCAAGTGGGTTTGATTTTAAACAGATGGATTTCACAATAGATCGATATCTATTTGATTCCATCGACGGGCTATTAGAGGATAAATACCTTGCATTCCCGCAACGTGGAGAAAAGATAGATGGCAAGTAATATAAATTATTTAAGTATTAATGAGAACTTCCCTGTAGCAGGGCAGGATAATGACACACAAGTTTTTCGTGACAATTTTGACACGATTAAAACTAGTTTCCGTAATGCTAAAGAAGAAATCACAGCGTTACAAGACGGTACCGCAAAATTGACTGAAACCAATGATTTTCAGTTGAATAATCTTACAAGAGCCGTACTAGTAAACAATCGCACACAAAAATTTCCTACAGCAGGTGATTCTGCCATATACGAAGGTGGTGGTATCGATTACGAAAATGGTGCTTACCAAATGTGGAAATTCGAAACAGGTGGATCAAGTAATAGTAATGTTTATTTTGATAACTTACCTGGTGACCCTAGTATCACTCCTGCAGAAGCTACTCCAATCGGTATGGGTAAAATGACATTGGAACTTTACAGTGATGGATCTAATGTTGATATCACTTTTACGACTTCGGGTGGTGCTGTCTATAAAACACTTGGATTTCCAACCTCTCCTGTAACATTTCCTACATTAAGACTGTCATCAGCGACCGATCCTGTTATTGTAGAAGTTTGGAGACATCGATCAGGTGTTATCTTTATGCACTATGTAGGACAGTTTGCTTAATGTTTCATCCACTAGAAGGAAATCTAGAAGAACTTAAAGACGCTGAAGTTGAAGCGAAACTATCCGAATTGAACAAAAAATATTCACAGGCCGCACGATTAGGGAACCAAGAACTGTTGACACAAATCGCAACATTTGTTACAATATATAGAGATGAGTTATCTCGTAGATATAGACAACGTACAAATGATGGTAATAACGATTTGGATCAACTAATTAATGTCGACTAACACAATAGAACAGCTAGTACAAGGCGTGATGCTACACGGTCCAGACATATTGGATCGTTGCCAAACAGACGCAGATATCCAAAAATACATCCAAAGAATAGATCAAGAACGTTTAGACTATCCCGTACCACCGCGAGAGATAGATATAAAAAACTGGCGCATTCCGCATCAGTACAAAGAAATGGACATAGAAAAATACGTTTTGGATATCTGTGAAACAGATGAACAGCGTGCCAGAGTACAAAGAGAGCTAGAGCTATATAATAAGTATAATATGACAATGGTGTTGAAATGTATGAAATACATAGTAGATACATTGAGAGCTAACAATATCGTATGGGGTGTAGGTAGAGGAAGTAGCGTAGCGAGTTATGTTCTCCACTTATTAGGGGTACATAAGATAGACAGTATTAAATATGATATACCAATTGGAGAATTCTTCAAAGGAGAAAAATAATGGGTAAAGTATATACAAGCGTTCGTGGTAAAGAGATTGATATGGAAAAACTTAGTCTCAAACACGAAACAACACCTGCAGTGGGTAATGCAAAATTAAATGCTAGGGGAGATCTATTAGGTCCCGGTGGCAAGGTTGTTAAAACACGTGAAGAATTAATGAAAGAATATTACAAAGATAATCCACGTGCTATTAAAGAAGATGTACCATCAAGAAAGAAAGGATAACAAATGTCTAGTGTGTATGAAGCAAAAAAAGTAAAAATTAAAGCGATCCGAGATGATGTTATAGTTACTGATATGAATTTCGGAGAGGTAAAACTTAATTCAGGTATCATATTACGTAGTGATAATGCTAAAGCACACGGTGTACATCCTAGATGGGGACGTGTCTATAAAGTAGGTCCTAGACAAGAAACTATCAAAGAAGGACAGTGGATCTTAGTAGAGCATGGTCGTTGGACTAGAGCATCGTTGATAGATGACGGTGAAGGCGAAAGATTGATTAGCCGTGTTGAAAACGAATCGATACTAGCAATCAGTGATACTGAACCTTCCGAAACAGATAAAGCATTTATCGGTCAAGAGATATAGTGGATAAACCAGACATTGAAACAATAGCCCATGAAATATGGGCGCTGTCCTTCCAATGCAAAAATCCACACAACGATGGATTTGTCGCCTGGGGTTACAAACAAGACCTCTACACACTCAAATTTTTAATAGATGACGCACTCAAAGAGTGCCCAACCTTCAATGAAGAAAATGAATGGTTGACAACAATGGAGAAAAAGCGTATAATAAAGTTATTAAAAAACAATGACTGATATTATATGAAAACAGGATTTACCTGCTCCACATTCGATCTATTCCACGCTGGGCATATCATGATGCTCAAAGAAGCACGAACACAGTGCGAATATCTAATCGTTGGATTACAGACTGATCCTACTATTGATAGACCAGAAAAGAACAACCCCATACAAACAGTGTTTGAGAGATACACACAGTTACAAGCCTGCAGGTACGTAGATGAAATCGTGGTCTATGCCACAGAAAAAGAGCTTTTAGATATCCTGCAGTCATATAAAATAGATGTTAGGATACTAGGCGAAGAATACAAAGACAAACATTTCACAGGTAGAGAGCTTGACATAGAATGCTATTTCAATAGCAGGAGACACAGTTTCTCAAGCACAGAACTAAGGAAAAGAGTATTAGATGCAGAAAGCAAAAAAAATGAATCGTGATGTATTAGAAAGTATCATTGATGTAGGCAGTGGTTTTATTTTAGCCGTTGCTATACAGATGCTGGTGTTTCCTTGGTTTGGACTACACCCTACTATATTAGATAGTTTTGGAATAGCACTGATTTTTATGTTAGTGAGTATGACTAGATCCGCTCTATGGAGGATTTATTTTAGGAGGCGAAATGATTTGCGAAATCTGTAAGAAAGAATGGAAACCAAACTGTAGCTGGATTCCTTGTCAATTAACAACTGAATTAAAGAGAGGTAATTATGAAACAACCAGATCCCAAGAAACATCTACAACTATCAATAGTCAAGAGCGCGATTAGAATCGTAGGGGCTGTAGCATTGATGCTCCTCGGTAACGTATGGCTAACAGTAGCTGGCGCTTGTTTATTAGTAGCTGAAATAGTAGGAATAGCAGAAGAACTAGTATGAGCGATCTAAGACAACGAATCGACGATCGTATGGACCATCTACAGCAGTTGATGGAAAGCAACACACATCTGCATCGTCCAGAATATGTTTTTGATGTGA